CTATGAAGCTGAGGATGTTGGGACCCTCTCAAACAACATCGAAAAGAAGTTTGGTCTCTCCGCCATCAAGGATGCGTTTATGTTTATTGCCCCAGAGGTCAAGGGTGACTTGGCGCTCGAACAGGCTGAATTCCAATCTATGGTCTCAGGTGAGGATGTCTCAGTGGCGGTGAAGAACAAGACCGCGGTGAGTATTGAATGGAAGGTCCCGGGTGTCTTGGGTGGGAACGAGGTTCCAAACTGGAAGGATAATTCGGGTTCGGTGCTCCGCCGTATTCTCACCTGGAACTTCTCAAAACAGGTCAAGGATGCCGACCCCCAACTTGATGAGAAGTTGGATGGTGAAATGCCCATTATCCTTCTCAAATGTATCCGAGCGTACTTAGAATACTCAAATAAGTACAGAAACAAGGATATTTGGAATGTTGTCCCCGAGTACTTCAAGAAAATCCAGAAGCAGGTTGCAATGGTTGCGAGTACCCTCCACAATTTCTTGGAATCCACCAACATTGTCTATGGGAGCGACCTCTTTGTGCCCCAGAAGCTCTTCATCCAGGTGTTCAATCAGCACTGCCAAGCGAACAATTTGGGCAAACCCAAGTTCAACCAAGACTTCTACGCGGGTCCATTCAGTTCACGGGATATTGAGGTCAAGGATGAGGCGGTCACCTACAAGGGTCGAACATACCCAAGACAACCAGTCATCTACGGTCTCGACGTGATTGAAGAAACACTCGGTCCCACCGATGATTATTAAAAAAAATGCTGACCAATAGTAATATGAGCCAACAGCTCAGAGAATTTGTAAAGCAGTCGGGTGTGGAGCTACGCACCTCGAACAGTCCAAGTTCTGTGTCCACAACTGCGTCAAATAACGCACTCAATCGGGAAATTGAGATGGACCTTGGAATTACCCGACAACAGGAGTTTCCACCTCGCCTTGAAAAAAACATAATAAGTAATGAAAATTATGGTGAGTTTTCGGAGTTTGTATACAATTCAAACAATGATATGAACACTATTGTCGCAAATATCCCAGTGCCCAAACCAGAGCTTACAGTGAGTAAGTTGAATCCAGGTATGTTCAATGCAACCGTGAATCGTCAATTTAGTGCCGATAGTCGTATCAACCTTACAAAGATTCTCCTCAAACAACCCCTCCCAAAATCACCCATTGGTGAGGGTCTTTATATAGACACCAAAGAGATTAATGGTATTTATGGACGATTTGTGACTGGATTTACCCATACCAGAGAGTATGGTCGTAAGGGGAATATAAACTTGAACTTCTTTACCGTTCAACTCAAGATTGTCGTCACGAATGGGGTGGAATCCAAGGGTGCTACAGTCAATTTCTACAAGAATGGTAAGATTCGATTCTCCGGGGGGTTTATTGGGACAAATATCGCAAACCAACCTGAGCTCATTCGTCGGTTTATCGTCGACAATTACTCTGAAAAAGAGGCATTCCTCTACAGTCCATTTGAGTATAACAATCTCAGTGGTCAATTCAGAATCAATGGAGTCGTGCGGAATATGTCCCAACTTGCGAGTCGTGGACAACGTCGGTATGGGTACACGGAGATGAAATATGAAGATGAATTGTCTCCATTTATGTATATCACATACAAGGGTCACAAATACATTATTACAAAGAGTGGTAATATTCAAATATCTGGGGCGAGAAATCCAGCAGATATGTTAGTCGCCTATAACACGGGTATCGAGCTCGTTCAGGACTTGTACAGAAATGGTGAAATTGTGTTGTCCAGTACTTCTACTATTCCACGAAAACTTGTGAAGAAGACCCGCAAAACTGTGTTGAGCACGAAGCAGAAAGCGGTCCTCAAGATTGATGGTAAGCAATGTATGCGCCTCTCAAAGTCAGAACTTGTGGACCTCGCCAAGAGATTGGGTGTTGTAGGTATTACCCAATCCTCCAAGAAGGAGGACATCTGTGCAAAGATTAAACGTATATCAAATACCAAGACGGCAACGTTTAAGAATACAAATAAGGGACGTAACGTGACGCTCTCAGGTACGAACAAGTCATTCAAGGTTGGTCGTGCGACGTGTACGGGTTACAGCAAAACCGAACTTCTCCGTGTGGCTCGCATTTTGAATATTAAACTCGATGATAAGGAAACGAAAGCGACTCTCTGTGCAAAGATTGAGAAGGCGCGTAACACTTTGATAGCCCCCAAACCAAAACCAAAGACACCACCACCCAAACCAACTAGAAAAGAAGTGGCAAAGCAAAAGGAAGTGGTAAAGATGCAACAAGTTATCAAGAAGAGAGGTCTCAATGAAAATTCTATTCGTAGAGACCTTGTTAAATTGTACGGTAGTCGGTGGATGAACCGTTACAAGAATGTGATGCCCTCACTTGATAATGATGTGAAAGCAGTCAAAGTGAAGATTAACCAATTGAACAAGGGAAACAAACTGGGTCTCCCATTCAAGAAGAATGTGGATGCCATTAAGAAGGGTATGGTTAGTAATTGGAAAATGGAGAGAAGACGAGAATTGGAAAAGAAGGTCATTAAAAGTCAAGTCAATGTCAATAACGTTCCACGGAATTTGGTCACGCAATATAGAAATGCGGCGACAAACTATATTATTACTAAAGGACCAACGATGAAACAACTCCAAAATTATAAGAAGACTTGGATAAACTTAAGGATGAAGCGTTAAGAGTCCACATATATGGAAGAACAACTCCAAGCACGATTAGACATTGGTATGAAACGTTATGGTCACGGGGTCATTGTTGACTCTGATACACGCGAATGGGGAACACCTAAAAACTCTTGGATTGATATGGCTCTCGAAGAATTTTTAGACGCAGTGATATATGTCGTTGCGGACTACATTAGAGAATGGAGAGGGCGGTGTCCCCTTATATCGGAATACACTACAAAATCTCCCGATGATAATGGACTCATTATGTTTATTGTAACCCATTCGAATAGAATGGAGAGTCTCAAACACAAAATGCTTGTTTGGAATCTGACTAACATGATATATACGTGTTCAAGGTTTTGAGGGGTTCCCCAATTTGCTTGAGGTGAATTGTGTGGTACGCAAAGTTATACTTGGGAAATAGTTCCTTTATGAGATTCGATATCACGGCACCCTCCACATAGTTGGGTATCCCTGAGCACACTGAATTTCGTTCAATTTGAAGAAAACGGTCCTCCAATTGCACGAACTTCTTGAGACTTTCTGCGTCGACGCCATCTGCGCGCATCTGTATGTACGTACGTTTAGACATACCCGCACTGAGATGGAAATTCTTGGAACCCGCAATTTCCTCGGAGTGTGTGGTCTTTTCATAAATGAGTGCGAGGGCTATAAGGGCAAGGATTACAAATCGTGTCATTTACTTATTACACAGGAATTAATTTAGATAGGTCATTGACTTTGTGAATGATATTGAAGAGTTCATCACGTGATGCGACCTCCCCAGGTTTCATAATTTCAAACTCAATTTGGTAGGAACATTCCTCTTCTGAGTCCATATCAACGGCGTCCCCCGATGATACCGTCATATCAATACTGAGATTCTTTCGAATGAAGGAGTGTCGTGTCTTTGTACGCTTGCGGTCCATCGCATACTCACCCCACGTTGGAATCTCTCGACAAATACTGAACCGCATATCGAGAGGTGTCCCAGTAAAATCATCTTTGACTACATTGATTTTTTGAATCATTGTTTGTTCACCCGTGTCGTGATTCGACGTGATACGAATACCATCGGCGTCGCTATAAAATACATCTGACATGGATGTTTTTACATCTTCCCATCCAGTGTACTTATGCAGACCATCAAGTACGCGGTCAAATGTATCTTTTCCAACATTTGTATCAAAGAAAGACCCATTATATTTACCTAGACGTAACTCGACTTCGATGTTCTCTTCATCCTTGTGTGTTTCAAACACGGGAAGAACCTTCTCGGTGATAGTTTTAATGTCTAACATTATTCTTTACAATAGAGATACGCGTCATTCTCTTAAGTGTTTTTTATACACAAAATGTAATGAGAGGTTTTTTAAACCTCGGAAATACCTGCTATTTTAATACAGCACTCCAATGTCTACTCCACATCCCAGTGCTCTCGAATTACTTTTTACACGCACAGTACACGGGAGATTGTGAGTTCACACAATTGTACTCGACGCTCGTTCATTTCTATTGGGTATCCCAAGAAAAGGGAGTTGTCAATATGAGCCCTCTCTTGGAACAGTTTTATACACACTTCCCAAGGTTCAAGAATCGCGACCAACACGATGTACAAGAGGCTATGTTGTGTATCATAGACATTTTGGAACGCGCGAGGCCACAAATAAAGGACTGGTTCTACGGGAAAAAGACCCAAGAAACGATTTGGCCAGGTGGGAAATCAACACGTGAAGAGGACTTCAGTATGCACCTGGTGACGTCTCGAGGGACAGATTTGGGGGAGATGCTCAAAAAGAGTTCGGATTGGAATGTACTTGAAAACTTTGAAGATACTGAGGGACGGGTACACAATGTCGCGACAACCCGAATGGTATTTTCAAAACTTCCACAAATTCTTATGATTTCGTTTGATAGTAAAAGTCACATACACATTATTGAAAGTATAATTATAGATAATTATGAATATAATCTAATCGCAAGTGCTGTACACGTGGGTATGCAAGCAGATGGACACTATGTAAGCTTTGTAAAGAACGGAACTCAGTGGTACTATATAAATGATGATGTCGTGAAAGACACTGAGCTTCCTACGGTGGCGGGTCACTATGTGTTGGTATACAATCTAAAAACTCCTTCAACTGAATGTTCTCCTTGATATTCACAATAGTTCTGTAGAATGTCCGACGGTTGTTTGGGTGTGTCTTGTCTCGACGTCTCTTTTGGGGCTTCCACCACATAGGTCCATTCTCCCAAGACACGTACATACACTCCACGATTGCATCATCCTCAAACCAAGGCTCATTCATACGACTGAGAGGAAACTCCGTTTCATAGAACAGTTTACCCTTTTCTTGGACATACAACTTCCACACGGGGGCACCAGGTTTACCAACACCCTCAAAACTTGTGCCCCTCTTCATCTGGAAATCCACCGTATTCTTTTCCCCGGGTTTCCATTTGAACATAGTTTCGTGCGTCCCAATACGCACAGGCTCATTTACAGGGGTCAATACAATGCCATCAACATTTTGTTGAACTGTGGGGAGGTACACATCCATAAAGTGTTCAAAATCTTTGAATGCGTAAAATGTTTTAACTTTGAGACGGTACACATCATACTTCATATGAATGATAAACTTGAGCATCTTTTCAGCCTCTGCAAGTCTTTGATAGAGGTTAAGGTGTCCTACGGGTGCACCATTTATAAGAATAGCATCATACACCATGAGTGTCGTGTCGTAGAGCTCCCCATCAAGAATTGTTCCCTCGTACGCCTTCTTATTCAGATTAATCTTAATCTCAATCATATCAAACGCTCTATTGACGAGAAGACAATGTGGCTTCCCCTCAAAGGTTGTCGCAACCATCATGTGTCTCTCCCCATCCGTTTTCTCACAGACCACATAGTCTCCACTTCTAAGAATTGGAAAGTGTCGCCGCTCGATGGATACAGGTTGAGGACCTGGGAAATAATCCTTACTCCCCCACACATGATGGATGAAACTTACAACATGTGTGTGAAGTGGTGACGGCATATATATAGGTATGGTCTAAACTTTAATTGGTTTTAACACCCGCCGCGTTCAAAATGTTGCTTACACATTCGTGTGAATACGTCATAGTCAACTTAGATGCTGTAAATGCATAAATCTTCACCCCGGTGTCCTTCAACTTTTCAAACATTTTAGCATTAATCTTCCAGTGACCCTTCTTATCTTTGATATTCTTAATCACATTCTTCGTATTCATAATCCAACACTTTGCATCGGTATGTACAACTGAATATATATTTTCGGATACTTTCTTTGAAACTTCAGTATCAAATTGAAGTCCCATTTGGTTAATGGGTTCATCCGAATCACTTCGAACCTTGGCTTTGAATAGTCCCCAATCCACACCTTCCCTAACCCCTGGGAACACAAGGAAACCCAAACCCTCATGCTTTTCAATGACTTGTTCAATTGAGGCGTCGTCCACACCTATACCAAAATCAATGAAAAAGACACGGTCGTGTGTCTTCGCATACTTTTCGATAATCTCAGCCTTTTCAAAGGGGTCGTCGTTTACATACGCAATCTCGTTATTAATATTTTTTTGAATACATTTAATGTTAAGCCTAAGGATTGTATGGAGAGTCTTAACATGACATGATTTGGAACGAGTCACAATAATAGTCACCAGATTCATATTACAAGTAGTTTGGTTCTAAGCCTTAAGCCTATCATTGAGGCATCCGGTGAATGGAAGATTACCCACGTGACCTAAAGTTGTATTTACATCTGCGTAAATCTTACCATCACATTGTTGCCACCGACGACAGAACGCATAATCCTCGGAAAGATATCGTCGACTGATTGGGTCAATCATACAATCAAAACACGCATGGTAGTCATCAAAGTCCCTGTTTTGGTGGTCATTCTTACACCACAACTCGGGGAACTTATCCTCCAATTGTTTGAACACATCGCGCTTAATACACATGAAGCCTGTGGGTCCATCCAAGATTTCTATGAAGCCATTCTCAACTGGTCGATGCGTAGCTCCAAAGTTAATGACGAGACTCGAAGAGAGCATGGCCATATTACGTTCATCACCCTCCTTCACCGCGTGTGCGGCTTGGTCCCACATCACCACCTTCTTGGGGTAGCACGCGCAACTCAAATCGTGCCCAGACCTTACGAGACGAACAACAGCTTCTGGGTCAAAGTGTACATCGGCATCAACAAACATAAAATACTCACAGTCCGTCTTTTGCATGAAGCGACCCACGGACACGTTACGCGCGCGGTGCACGAGAGATTCATTTTCGGTCGTATCGAGATACAACTGAATGCCCTCTTTTATTAAATGCATTTGGAGTTTGATGATACTTGTCATATACTTTTCCAAACATAGACCCCCATAGCATGGTGTTGCGAGGAACAATTTAACCATCGTTTATTACAAAGTACCTTTAACCTCTAAGTGTTTTTTTACTATAGTTTCTATCTTGTTCAATGTTGGTACAGATACGGAACATTTTTCACAGACATCACTTTTGGTGACGTTGGGTCCTAAAACTATATAAATTATCGCAGATGCTACGCTATTTGGGGTCTTACTCATAAGTTCCACACAATCCTCCGTGGCCGCACACATTTTGTTACACTTCAATCGTTCCTCTCTAGAAATATCAAACGCATTCAGAAGTCTTTGCATCACATCAAATGATTTTGTGACGTAGTTTTTCTCGGTCACGCCCATAATAGCATCTTTGAATATTTGAGTGGTCCGACTAATGTCTTTGGATTGAATTCCAAACATATCGGCAATCTCTTTGGTTGTTCTTGGAAATTGTGCGAGACGACACGCGTATAAAATACAGTTCGCTTTGATACCAAGACGAACCGCACCACGGGTCAATTTCTCATCATTAAACTTTCGGTACATCATCTTCGCATCTTTACGAATAGATTCGGGGAGGGTATGACATGCCTCATCGATATCGCGGTACGCGTGAAAGAGTGACCGGTCTTTGTGATTCATAGACATATGGAAATTAATCTTAGCCATTCTCTTGTTTTCGTACGTTGACGAACGTTGCGTTGAAATAATAGTACCCTTCCCCCAATTTTGGGAAAAGAGCTCGGGGTTTGCATTTGGGTTGCCGCATCTGGATGGGTCGTTTACACGGCCATCATCTGTAAGTCCACTCGTCCACTCCGCGGAGTCATCAATAAAGTTATCTTCAATGAGACCGCAGTCTGAACACGTGGGAAGACCTTCGGGTGAGACAACTTTCACACCTGAGCATTCGCGACAAAAATTTCTATTCACTGGCTTTTCTTGTGTTTTTTGTGGTAATAGTCGGTCTATATCAGACCATATAGCTGCCAGCATATTGGTATGAAAGTGACTAATCTTTTTTAGTTTTTGTAATTACGCACCGAAACTTAGGTTATCGGCGTGCACTTTGGCCAAGGCTTCAATGGCGTCTACGGTCTCCTTAAAACTCCGCGCCCCTGGGGTGGTGGGTTTCCAGCTATTCCATTCCGCATCAATAGACTTGTAGTCCGATGGTGGTATCACCTGTCCGTCAATCTCATCATCAGGGACGATGAAGTCATCCATTTCAGAGTCACTCTCATCCTCATCGTAGATTTCGGAATCCGAATCCTCCACGTCAATCTCCTCGAGATGTGCATACATTCCAGGTTTAATCATTTTGAATTCCAAATCCTCAAATGTCGTTCCACTTGGGTAGTGTTCCATCACACTTTCATATGGCGCAGGGTTCATGTCTCCACTTTCAAGTTGATAGATACAGGCGGACTTATATATGAGTTCAGTAGGGTTTAGATAACGCACCCCAAGCACCAGGCCGGTGTTCATTCCCACGACTGCGAACATGTCATCTTCTACATCGTCTTCGTTTACTAACAGTTTGACTATATCGTCTTCAATTATTTCAGATGGTACAATCATGCTTAGAGTTTTCAAGCAAAAAATTATCAAGGATAATACTACAGATGAAAATCACAATTTATTCGAAGGAGGCATGCCAATATTGCGAACACGCCGTCACACTATGTGAATCCGAGGGGATGGATTATGAAAAAGTTATGATTGAGAAAGAGGACCTCAAGAAGTTATGTGACGGAAGATTGGATACCTACCCCCAAATATTTGTTGATGGACGTCGTATCGGAAACTATTTTGAATTTCAAGAATGGGTGGAGGACGAGTACGAACCCCTTTTAGCCCCCACCCTGAACAGATTTACAGTCTTTCCCCTGAAATACCCTGAGCTCTGGGACCTCTATAAGAAGGCTCAAATGAGCAATTGGACTGCGGAAGAGGTAGACCTCTCAAAGGATTTGGATGACTGGAAAACACTCAATGATAATGAGCAGAAATTCATAAAGTATATCCTGGCGTTTTTCGCTGGGTCCGATGGCATTGTTTTTGAGAATATCAATAACAATTTCGCTGATGAGGTGCAGTCCTCTGAGGCTCGTTCATTCTATGCGTATCAGTGCCACAACGAGATGGTCCACGGGGAGACCTACTCCAAGTTGATTGATAAGTATATTAAGGATGGTGCTGAGAAGAAGCAACTCTTCGAGGCTATCCAAACCGTGCCCTGTATTCAAAAGAAAGCCGATTGGGCTATGAAGTGGTTTGATACAAAGTCTCGTTCCTTTGCTGAACGCCTCTTCGCGTTTGCGTGCGTTGAGGGTATCTTCTTCTCTGGCTCTTTCTGCGCTATTTATTGGCTCAAGAAACGGGGTCTCATGCCTGGTCTCTGCTTCTCAAATGAGCTCATCTCGCGTGACGAGGGACTCCACCAAGAGTTTGCGGTGGAGCTGTTCAAATTGTTGAGACACAAACCATCAACGCAAACCATTCATTCTATTGTGAAGGAGGCTGTGGAAATTGAGAAGGGGTTCATCTTGGACGCCCTCCCTTGTAACCTCATCGGTATGAACTCTGAGAAGATGTCCGAGTATATTGAGTATGTCTCTGACCGACTTCTCAAACAGATTGGGGTGCCTCCAATTTGGAATTCCAAGAATCCTTTCGATTTTATGGAGAATATTAGCTTGGATGGGAAGACCAACTTCTTTGAGAAGCGGGTTGGGGACTATGGGAAGTTAGACGACGAGTCCACGGAGATTGGCTTTGATGAAGACTTTTAAAGACAAGAACCACATAGAATGTATATGGTGAACATTTTACAATCAGTTGTTGGCAGACCCGGACCACTGATTGTGGAACACAACGGTACAATATTTATCGAAAAATGTTTTACAATTACCGATAAACACGTGGAGAGTTTGTATGAACAAATTAAACATGTAAAGTATTCTAGAATTGAACAGACAACAGATACGTCGTTTGTCCTCATTATATAGAGTTAATATCAAGCGCGTCCAATTCAAGTCCAGAATCCATAAATTGAAATTGGGGTTCTTGGAACCCTGGTTCTGGGAGTGGCGCGTCAACCATTTTGGGGGGTGGGAGGACAACCTTCGTACCCTTCGTCTCACCGCATCCACACGCAGATGGACCCATAACCACCTTTTCCTCCTTCTTTACGTTCATCATACCCCACACGATGAGGATAAAGACGACTGAGTGCACGAGGAGACCCATCGTGGATGGGCACCCATTGGGGGTCGCGATGCGTGGACCGAGAACCCGCCTGACGAGACGGAACGTCTCTGGGTTTGCGACAATGAAAAAAGTCAAACCCGAAATGAGGGAAGTGATGAACTTCTCCTGTTGCTTTCGACCGTTACATCCACAGCCACAATCTTTAAAAAGACCCATGATTAGTTTTATAATAGTCACACAAAAAAACTGACTTAAAGTCGAGACTCCAAGAAGATATATAATACCCTCTACACAATGTCGCTTGCTATCCAACGATCCTCCGAATTCTCTGCCTCCTCTGTGGGCTTCTCAAAACTCCGTAAGAATAAGAATGGCGGTAAGACCGTCTACTTGAACGGTGGCGACAACAAAAAAATCTATCTTCAACTTCCATTTATGCGCTCTCCATTTGGTTTGAGTGCCTTTACTGATGAGGGTACCGGACGCACGTCGTACTCTCTTGACCTCTCCTTTGACCCCGATAACACTGAGGCTATGGAGCTTCACGACAAGTTGAAGGAGTTGGACGAAATTATCGTGAACACGGTGGCTGCGAACTCCAAGGAATGGCTTGGGAAGGAGTTCAATGTTGCGGTGCTCCGTGAAGCGCTCTACAAGCCAATGGTTCGCCCAGGTAAGGAGCAATACCCTTCAACGATGAAGCTCAAGATTGCGACGAAGCCCGATGGTTCTTTTGTTCCAGAGGCCTATTCTATGCAAAAGACTCCGGTTGAACTTGATACGATTGAGAAGAGCCAAAAGGTTATGGCCATTGTTGATTTGAGCTCAATCTGGTTCATCGATAACAAGTTTGGTGTGACTATGCGCCTCCAACAGTGTCTCCTTGAACAATCTACGAAGCTTCCATCCTTCGCGTTCCAAGGTCTTGACCTCCCAGAAGATGAGGAGGTCGACGACGATATCGAAGTTGACGAAGATGATGAATAAATATATGTCCACCCTCCCCCAATCTCAAGATTGATACGAGTGTTTCAACTCTCATATGAATCTTTTCTCAGCCCACATTAAGAATGGTCAAGCTCGCAGAACTTGTATACATCGCCAATAATGCGAAGACCGACGCACAGAAGAATGCAGTCGGTCAAGAACTCAAGAAACTTTTGAGAGGTACGAAGGCGTGTGCGCCCAAACAGCAATTGTTCTCCAACACCGGTGTTACAATTCAAAAGGGTCGAAATCTTAGAAAACTTGGGGAAGGTCAATATGGCGCGGTTTTTTACGGATGCCTCGACGACGCCTGTAAAACCAAGGTTGCTATAAAAATTACATCAGAACCCTCAGCCAAGATGGAGTATCGTATCGCGGAAAAGTTGAAAGGTATGGGGGTTCCCCGTATGTATCACTTCAAGACGTGTGAGAACAAGGACTTTCTGTATTTTGAATACATACGAGGCATGACCCTCGAGGACTGGATTCGTACAAATCCCTCCGTGTCCGACTATAAGACTGTGATTTCACGACTTATTCAAAATCTGTATGAGATTCAGACAAAGTACCCAAAGTTTAGACACCACGACCTTCACTGGAATAATGTGTTGATTACAGGTAATCTCAAACCAATCATTATCGACTTTGGGATGACGACCATCGATGGTATGAAGAACCCAGAACTTGCAAACGGTGAATTGAAGGCGTATGGTATCTCCACCAAATCTCACCCAATGTATGATGCGCACTACTTTCTCAATATAATCCAAAAATACACAAAGCACGCGTCCGTGAAGAATTTTGTGAAAGAACTCTTCCCAGAAAAGTATCTCGGTGTGAATAGTCCATACATAAGGGATATGCGTCTCCGTCTCGTAAAACACGAAGGTCTTCCAACATTTGAGACTATTCTAAAGCACCCATTTCTATCTGAAAAAAAGACTGGTATTCTCAGTAAAATCTTAAGAAAGCCTGTGACCCAAACCAAACCAAAATCTGCACCTAGACAGACAAATGGGGGTGGAAGTGCAATTAGACGCGCAGTCGAAGTTCTTAAACGAGAGGCTGAAAAGAAGAAGGAACCCATAAAGAGAGCGCCAATTCGTCGTAGAGACCCATCGGTTATGAACCAAGTGAGGAACATTGAAAAGAGACTTCAACCAAAACCAAAGACTCCGGTGAAGCGACCAAAAGTGTTTATCAACGCAAATGGCGACCTCAAGATTGATACACGTAAATGTCGACTCTATAAAAAGGAGGACCTTGTGAAGATGTTCAAGTTAGACCCCAAATTGACCAAGGAACAAATGTGCGCATTCATAAAAAATATGTGAGGGTATACTATACAACTATGCGACGCTCACAAATCGTTACTCTCATTCTCATTCTCGCTGCTCTCACAATTCTCTATAGAACGAGACAGTCGGCTCCAGCGCCAGACGGGAAACAGTGGACTGTGTACGGGACCATGGGGTGTGGTTGGACTCGTAAACAGTTAGATCATATGAAGAAGAATGGAAAACCTCACCGATTTGTGGATTGCGATACAGAGGAGTGTTCGGGTATGGACGCCTATCCAACCCTCGTCGGCCCAAATGGTGAAAAGATTGTGGGTTTCAAGGAAGTTTAAGCACGAATAATGCTCAAAGACAACGCAAGGATAAAGGCGTCAAACATCGTAGAAATTGGCTTGAGGATGGTGATGTGCTTCACAAGAGAGCGATTCCAAGCAAAACGAATCACGAACGTGCTGATAAGAATGCTGAGCACAAAGATGAGAAACTCCATGAGCATATCAGATTTGTTTTGAGACTTGGCAACTTTATCAACAACTTGCATTTTACTTAGTATTAATATTTTTTTCTACACAGATTACAAATGAAAGAACTCCCTTTGAGTGGTTCTGAAAAGAAGTTCACCAATAAGCGGTGGGGTACCGCGACTGGTATTGGGAACAATAACTGCTACGCATACGCGGTTGGGGACTATGAAGCCTATCGTTGGCAAAAGTCTATTCCCGGTGACCGCTCAGGGCTTTCAAATCGCCCCCACGATTACACCCATTGTAAGGACCTCCCTAGACGCGTGATTTCGGATAATCCCACAAAAGTCTACAAAGTGGATGCGGGTACCAAGTGTAAAAAGGGATACTACAAGGTCATGATGTTTGTGTGCCCTGGGCGACCCACAAACTACATCCGCCAAGGTGACTTCCATTTCTACCGTCAACACGGTGTCGTGGAATATAAGATTAAACCTGGGGATACCCAAACATCAGTCGCCAAGTTCTTCAAGATTCCAGAATCGAGAATAAAGAGAGCTGGTAGGTTCCAAGTCGGGAAGCGTATCGTCTTCAAAGCTAATATATTCAGTCACAAGAGGGGTTGGGCTACGGGTCCACTTCTGACGGATGCAAAGGGAAAGGTCATCAAAGACCCTCGCAAGGCTTCTAGAGATTATCCAGGTCTAAACTATGAGCGCTACTGTAGTTCATTCTGTGTCAAGGACAAGGGGATCAAGGTCGGACAAACTCATTCCAAGATCGTTAAAAAGACTCTCTAAGTCTACCGTGTTCTCGACATCGAAGGACATATCAAATATATCCATAATGTTAAAAATGGCGTCAGTCTCCAAGGACACAGCATTTGAAGATGCTGTGTAATTGTTCTGAACCGTGATCGTCACCTTAAACTGCGAAACGTCAAATATTTTTCTACATAGGGGGCAGGTATTCTTACCTTTACTCTTCCATTCCTCTAGACAGTGCGAATGGAACGTATGTCCACAACGGATCGGAGGGTTGGTCCTCGTTGATCTCACGTTATTGAGACATATGGCACATGGCGACATTCTAGAGTATGGTTTTAAAGTTTTTTTCGTGATTTAGCTCAGTTAGTACGTCTTGGAGATATCCGTGTATCTATCACATGGATCACACGTGGTTCTCGATTGTTCGGCAAGTTTACTGATGAGTTCTGGACCGGACTTTTGGAGAAGTTGGCGGTACGAATAGTTGTCTTCGAAGGCGATACCATTTTGTTGCATGATATAGTTGTTCGTAAGTTGGGCTGAGGAGTTGAGGGTGAAGCATCGCCCATCGGCCATTCCAAGTCGTTGAGACATTTTATATTACATTATGATTAGAAATTAATTTGCCTATTCGTAATCGTCTGAAGCCACGATTTAAATCCCTTTGCCCTCAAGTGTTCAACCATAGGTTCACACTTGTGTCCTAAATATACATCAAATACATCTGTGTCCTCCGTGCGCCCCACACGAATCGAGGGTTGCTCATTGATATGTTGATTAATAATATTGTACGCGAAAGCAATCTCTTTGAGGGTCTCCGCCCCTGTGATGATAATCTTACCTGTGGAGAATATACTTGTTGTGATTTCCTTCATATCTTGGGCAGGCTTGAACTTAATCTTGACTGCACTGTACCTATCGGGTTCAAAGGAGACTTTGAAAATTTCATTGTGTTCTTCAAACCACTGTGCCACCTTCATCAGATTCACTTTGTAATTGAGACTGAAGTTTGAATTAATCATGACCACTCGGAAGGAATCGACTGGAACCTTCATCTCCATACCCAAAAATGTTTTGAAAATGTAGGTCAACTGGGTGATGATACGCTTACAGTCAAACAAGTCACAACACCCAGCCACTTGGATTGAACCATTTGGGAACACCTTCACAGACTTGGTACTGTAACTGTCGTGATACGTGAGGGTCACCTGGTTATAGAACGTGGTAGGCTTCAACTTCCACTCAAAACCCCCGTCACTCTTGGTCCCACATCGTCTCAATTTAAAGGACTCCAAGTTTTCAAAGATGTAGCGCAGTTTTTTAATGTTAATCTCTTGGATAAAGCTTGAGACCATAGTGATTGTCGTAATCTTTATCCAAGACGGTCGTGTCTCCTCGGGAAGCTCCTTCCTAAACTCATCTAGAGTGAGGAGATAGGAGAAGCTGTTGTTGGCGATGGTGGAGTACATATTTGGTCTTACTTTTTAGTAGTGGTTGGGGTGACTTAGGTTATGGGATTATATACTTGATTTTTTTGGGATTTGGTGTATTTCCACCCCCACCGTTCACAGTTTCCTTGAGAACCTCTACACCATTTTCCTTGATAATCCAACCTGGTGCGTATTTGGGTCTGAAATAGTCAATTTCAAACTCACCAACCTTTGTTGGGGTTGTGATGGTGAAAACTTTTGAGCCAACTTGAATTTGCCCTTCCTTCCACGCAGACCATGTCAAATCCTTCACAGTTGGGTTGGCTGGTTCTGGGTCATTGAGCCCATAATTACCACTTTGACACTGATATCCACCTGGTTTACTATTACATTTAGTGTGCTTTGGTTCCTCGTGAAGCACTATTTGTTCAGGTGTAACGCGTACACCATCCATGCGAATATCGGTTATGTGTGCATTAAAATCCTTTTTATGAGCACTTTCAACATTCTTAATAAATTCATACACATACTCAGTTGGGGGAGCTGGTGGTGCCTCTGGGGCTGGAACCTCCGGGGCTGGAGCCTCTGGGGCTGGAGCCTCTGGGGCTGGAGCCTCTGGGGCTGGAACCTCTGATTTCTTAGAACCCATCATAAAATATGCAGCAATCAATATCACAACTACGACCACGACACCAATTGCTATATTTGTCGTATTCATTTTACCTTATACTGAGGTTTTTTTGCTTAGAGAATTGAGTCCCTTCTAGACCAAACTAGATGACCTCCTTCCTGAAGTCGGCAAAGTCCGTCTATGATGTGGAATCAGAACTTCAATACGTTGAAATTGTCTATGAAAAGTTTGTCCCAGGGAAGGGCTACGATACGTATATAGATTATATCGACACAGAACCTCTCGCAGATTGGGTTATCCTAACTTCAAAGA